GATTGAGACGTTGAAGTGGGCGGCCAGCAAGGCCAACCCGGCGGAGTACGGGGAGAAGCAGACGGTGGAGCACCAGGGCAGCCAGCAGCTCCAGGTGAAGATCGTGGAGGAGGGCGCCCCAAACCCCCTGGCCGCGCTCCGGGCGGTGGAGGCGGCGATGGAGCAGACCATGCTGGGAGAGGGGGAGGTGCTGGCCATCCTACCGGGGCAAAAGCACTAGGGCTAGGAATCGGACTAGCCGGTCCTATCGTGAAAGCAAGCAAGTCCCCCGACAGTCACGGGGAGGAATCCTATGCGCCCAGGTGCGCTGGGAAGTGCGCTGGGAAGTGCGCTGGGGACGCCGGCTAAGTGCATAGGAACTGGCCGGTTGCTATGCAGATCCCGGCGTTGTGTATCACTTTGGGCGCCAAAGTGAGCGACAACCCTTCTAACCGCTGGGCGCCGTCAGGCGATCCAGGCCAAGCGAAGCAAAGCAAAGCGCGGCAGAGCAAAGAGGTAGCAAAGGGGTAGCAAAGGGGAAGCAAAGATGAAGCGAAGATGAAGCGAAGATTAAGAGTTGATTAATTTTTGCCCGTGTAAGGGTTTCCCTGATTGACAAGAGTTTTGGCACGGGTCATGCTAGTTAACGTGTTAACGAGTTAACACTACCGCGCTTCGCTGCCGCTTCGCTTGGTGCTTCGGTTGGCACCGAAGCCAGTATGGGTGGTTGCTCTGGCGGTTGCACACAGTCCTTCGGGAATGAGCAAAAGACAGGGGAACAGCACAGCCCTGTAGGACAGCCGGTAACGCCGCCACCGCGATACCGCGAGTACGAGAGATCTCGACCTCTAGGAGACATGGAATGCGTCTTCGCGCCATGGAAGTGCAGCAGCGGCTCTTTGAGCGGCTACAGTCGTTGGGGATAGACTGCCTGATGGAGGTCAGCTTGCCGGCGCTGTCCTTGCGTTCACGGTCACGCTGGTTTCGCGCCGACATCGTGGTGTTTTACGGCGGCGGCGCTTTGTTGGCGGTGGAGTGCAAGGCATACAGCGGGCCGCCGCGCGGGAAACGCCAGCGCGAGAACTACGAAAAGTGCGGCCTGCCGGTGTTTTGGTGCGGCGCCGACGACATCGACCTGGTGGCGCAATCCATTGCGTCGGCTATCGCCAAGCATCCCGTAGCGCCAGCCCAACCGACCTGACACCGTGCCAACCAAGCCAAAGCCGAAGGGTGGACAGACGGTGGAGGTGCGGCTGATCCGGCGGCATCCGGGGCAGCTGGTGGTGCATCAGCACCCGGCCCGCTTCAAGACGGTGATGTGCGGGCGCCGGTGGGGGAAGACGGCCTATGGCATCCGGGCGGTGTGCGACGCGGCGTTGGCGGGGCAGCCGGTGGGGTGGTTCGCACCCTCGTACAAGTACGTCCTGGAGGTCTGGCGCGAGCTGCTGGAGCGGCTCCGGCCGGTGGTGGTCCGGTCGCACGACCAGGACAAGCGGATTGAACTGGCCACCGGCGGCGTGATTGAAGTCTGGACGATGGACGGCGAGAACCCGGGGCTGGGGCGCAAGTACGCCCTGGCGGTGATCGACGAGGCCGGGATCGTCCCCGATCTGCTGACCATCTGGCAGCAGGCGCTGCGTCCAACGCTGGTCGATCTGCGGGGGCGGGCGCTGTTCCTCGGCACCCCGCGCGGCCGCCGGCATGGGTTCGTGCAGCTGTTCAACCGGGGCATGAGCGAGGGCGACCCGGACTGGGCGTCCTTCCGCGCCCGGACGCTGGACAACCCTTACATCCCCGCCGAGGAAGTCGAGGCCGCCCGGCGGGAACTGCCGCCCGAGGTCTTCGCGCAGGAGTTCGAGGGCATCCCGACGGACGACGGCGCCAACCCCTTCGGCCTGGACGCCATCGCCCGGGCCGCGAAGCCCACCCCGTGCGGCAAGGACGCGCCCCGGCCGGTGGTCTACGGGCTGGACCTGGCCCGCAGCATGGACTACACGGTGCTGCTGGGGATGGACGAGTGGCGCCGGGTGGTGCGGCTGGAGCGCTGGCAGGCCCCGTGGGCGGTGACGAAGGCCAAGATCCGGGGATTGGTGGGGGAGACGCCCGTGGTGGCCGACGCGACGGGAGTCGGGGACGCCATCGTGGCGGACCTGCAGCAGATGGGGGTGGCGGTGACCCCCCACATCTTCACCCAACCCTCCAAGCTCCGCCTGATGCAGCGCCTGATCGCGGCGTTCCAGGGCGACGAACTAGCGATCCCGGACACGCAGGACGCCTACTGGCTGGTCCAGGAGCTGAACGCCTTCGAGTTTCTCTACACGGCCACCGGCGTGCGCTACGAGGCCCCCAAGGGGGAGCATGACGACGGCGTCATGGCGCTGGGGCTGGCCCTGTACGGCTGGGACCGGGTGCAGGGGGTGGTGCCGGAAGGGCCGGTGCCGGTTGTGGTGGGCGGGGACGACCCCCAGATTGCACGGGAGCGGAGCCGAGCGGAGGCGGGTGGGGCGCTGATCGGGGGCATCTGGACCCCCGACGCGCCCGAACCCCCCGCCGCGCTGGCCGAGATGGCGCCGCGCCACGACGACTGGCTGTTTGGGTTTGTGTAGACCCTCGTGTAACCTTTTCGCCCGAGACGAATCATGCCCAAGGGGATGGATGCGGTGCTGGAGCGCACCACGGAAGCCGGCAAGGGCAAGAAAAAGGCCGTGCTGGCCAAGAAAGTGGCCGACAAGCTGGCCCAGGGACCGGGCGGAAAGGGGCCGAAGGGGCCGAAAGGCCCCGGCATGGCCGTCATGATCGCCATCGGCGCGCCGAAGAAGGGGATAGGCGAACGGATGGGCGACAAGACCGAGGACACCCCGATGCGCGACGGATTCCAGAGCCGTTCCTCGTCCACCGAGGCCATCCTCGCCAAGCTGGAAGCCCGCATCGCCGCGCTGGAGGCCAAGCTGGCCGAGGGCGAAAGCGAGAGCGAAGGTGAGGAGGAGGAGGAGATGGAGGACATGGAGGAGGAAGACTAGTGCCCCGTCCTCCGCGCAAACCTGTGCTGAAGCGCAAGCAGCCATCGGTGGCGCGTATGGCGCAAAGCCAATTCGACCCAAGGCAAAAAGAGGCGCAGCGTCTTGGAGAGATGATTGCTGTCAACAATCAGTATGCTGCCTTAGCCGACAGCCCGTTTGTCCAAGACACTTTGGGGTGGACAAAAGGGTTTTACAATCGGGATGTTTCAGGCAACATGGCGGCCTACTCTCCGTCAGAAGACGAGATTTACGTTAGCCGCTCAACAACGCCGGAACCTGACACGGCAAGCGCCGTGCCGTTGGCGTCTCGCAAAACGGCGCGTAGCGCAATAACGCACGAAATTGGTCACGCGCGCGATTTGCAATCACGGAAACAAAACCGTGAGGCTTTCCCGGAATACGCTAAAGTTGTGCGTCCAACATTTACGGTTGTGCATCCCGAGCGTTTTGATTTTTCGCTACAGCAGCCACTGCCGCCGGTAACCGTAATGCAAAATCCGAACGGCGATGCCCGGTTTGCCGAGCGTTACGATACGCAAAAGGGCACGGTAAGTCGCGTGCCGTCTCGCGGAGTCAGGTCGTTGCTTGGCATTTTGGGCCGCCAAGAACAGCCAATGACACAGTCAGAGCAACAAGCATTTGCCAACCTTGATCGTTATTACGCTTTTGGAGGCAAAAAAAGAAACAATCAAGGTCAGGTCGTACTGACAACCGACCCGCAAGAATCGCTTGCTCAAGCGTACACCAATGCGGTAGATTTTTTGTCAAGAACAGGGGCAGATACCAGCGGATACCGAAAGATGATCGGCCAGTATGAAGGCAATACGCCAGGCGCTGGTGCTATCGTCCAAGATTTGCTGCGGTCGCGTCCCGTGTACCAGAAGCATCCGCTTAAGGAGGTAATTCGATGAGTTCCCCCGCCTGGCAGCGCGCCGAGGGGAAAAACCCCGAAGGCGGGCTCAACGAAAAAGGCCGCGCCGCGCTGCGCGCCGAGGGGCGGGACATCAAGCCGCCCGTGAGCGCCGGCGAGGCCAAGCGGTCCCCGGCTAAGGCCAAGCGCCGGATCGCGTTCTGCAAGCGGATGTCGGGGATGAAGGCCAAGCTGACCAGCGCCAAGACGGCGAACGACCCCGATTCGCGCATCAACAAGGCGCTCAGGAAGTGGGACTGCTGACTCGACCCGAACCGAACCGAACCGCACAGGAGCGCACATGGCAGCCACGATGGTGAAATCCGCAGTACTGGCCGCAACCACCGCCGATCAGGCCGCGACGGTCATTGGACTGCCGTCCCCGGGCGAATGGGCGGTGCAGCTGGCCGGGACGTGGTCCGGCACAGTGACGTTCGAGGCGACCGTGGACAGCACGACGTGGGTCAGCTTCGAGCTGGAGCCGACGACGGACCTGTCGGGCACGACCAGCAGCCTGACCGCCACGGCCACGGGCAACGGCGTCTGGACCGGCGCCACACGCGGCGTCGCCGGCGTCCGCGCCCGCTTCTCGACGGCGACCAGCGGCACCGTGAACATGACCGTGCGGTACGCGGCCTACTGAACGGCCCGCGACATTCCCTTCCCTTCCTGAGGACGACTTCGATGGCGGCGACGAACTACACGAACATCATCACGGCGCAGGACGCGCTGGTCAACGCGGCGGCCCGGCAAGGGCTGGCGCCCTCCACCTCCATTTCGGCGCAGGATCTGCCGGTGTCGATCCTGGCCAACGTGCTGCAGGGGCAGCTGGGCGGCGCAACGCTGCTGACCGGCGCCGGCGCCGGGTTCACCAGCGGCACGGGCACCGTGTACAAGTCGGGCATCACCAGCGCGGGCGGGATCATCACCACGCAGATTCTGGTGGACCTGACCGGGCTCAACGACTTCGCCGCCGGGGACATCATCGGCAAGAGCGCCGCCACCACGCCCGCGCACATCGGGCAGATCACCGCCGCCGAGAACGGCACCATCTTCTCCGTGCGGATGGAGTGCCTGGAGCTGCCGGCCGGTGCCGACGTGGACATCGACCTGTACAGCGCCACCGAGGGCACCGGCGCGCCGGATAGCGCCGTGTCGGCGCTGACCGAGACGCTGCTCATCAACAGCGGCGACTGGACGCTGGGCGCCGTCAAGTACGCGCAGACCGTCGAGGCTGGGCAGTACCTGTATCTGGTCAACGGGGACACCACCGCCGGGACGTACACCGCCGGCAAGTACCTCATCACGCTGCTCGGCTACTAACGCCAACCGTGTCTTCCCTTGGGGACATCACTTGGCCGCTGGCCGTGGTCGCTGCCGTTTATCGGCTGGCCACGGCGTGGGAGCGGTTTGCGCCTGCGCTACCGCAGGAGATCCCGGCACCGGATGGCGTGGTGGTGCCGGAGGACTTGGTGGCGTTGGCGATGACCGAGTCCGAGTCGTGGGCGCAGGAGGAGATGCTCAAGGCCATGCGCGAGAAGTACGAGCTGTACGGCGACTGGAATCGCGTCCGGTCGGCCTTCGGCGTCGGCCCGTGGGCAGGAGGTGACGCATGACGATGCCGCCGATGATGCCGCCCATGGCGCCGCCGGTGGAGGGGCCGGACGCGCTGCCGCCGCTGGACA